CAGATATGCTCGCCACAGTAGAACGGACTGTACAGGATGCCTTCTTTGAGCGCAACCTACGTTTGCTCGATGATGTGTACGAGGACATTGATGTAATGGACTTGCACAAGTCGATTCGTAAAGACTTCCAAAAGGAACTGAAGTCTGTACGTACTTCTTTTGTAGAGGACTACAAACAAGCTGTAAAAGATATAAATACTAGGGTAGTCCAAGAGTATAAAGATGCTAGGAAGGCAGCACAAGATACGTATGACGATGCCATCAAAGAACTGCAACGCAGACAAAAGATAGCCGAGAAACAACTGAATGAGCAGATACGTAAACGTGCCAAAGATGCTATTGACAAGGTAGGGTATCGTAGTGCTGCTGCAACAAAGATACGTGCTGGAAGGGATGCTGCACTAAAACGGATGCGTAAAGATTCAAGTGATGCATATCTCAAACGTAGAAAACAGTTCCAAGACGAGAAGAAACAGGCTATTGAAACTGCCATTGAAGATATAAAGACCAAAGCAAAGGCAGAGAAAGCCGAACTGCGAGAACAGATAGACGAGTTGATTGAGGGTTCACTTGAGAACTTTGATCAAAACATGGCTGGCAAGAATGTTCGAGAGGCTTTGGAATGGTACACATCCAACTACGACTTTGCCAACAAACAGTTTGCTGAGATCGCTAAGGACCTAGATGGTATGTCAATGTCTCCTACTGCCATTGACAAAACAGCACGTGCAGCGATTGACTATGCCGAAGTGTTTATGAAGAACAATGGGCTAAGGGTAGACCCAATGGCAAACCTGGATGAAATCAATAGTCAACTGACAAAGATGTTTGGTGCTGACAATGGCAACTTCGCTAAGATGATACTCGGTGATCAATATGAGGACATTCGAAACAAGTACGTCCAACAAGGTATTACAAAGGTACAAGAGAACATCAAAGAAATAATCAAGTCAGACCCCACTTTGGTCGATGGTTTCAAGAAGATGATGAATATGTCCACCAGTATATTCTACTTCTCCATCTTAGGTATACGTAGTCGTTTTCACGGTATGAACTTTATGACTGCGCCTTTGATTATTTACCAAACACTTGGACGATTCACCAATCCAGTACAAGGTATGAAGGTGGTAATGGATGGTGGTCGTGTTGGTGCTCGTAATGCAGATGCTATTGCTGTACGTAGTCCAGATGGGATGACGTTTACCAATCGACAGATATATGAACTGATTGAGAAAACGGGTGTAAAGTCTGAGTACAACTACATTCAACAGGCAATGAATGATGGTTCACTTATGCGATACCTCAAGAACTTCGAGAAACCAAACGTGGGGTTCAAAGGTGGTGTAGAAAAGTTTGTCAATCAAATGCTAGACCTAGCAAACAATGTAAACAGACTTGGGGTACAGGCTGATATGGCATGGCGATCCTCAGTGTTTATGGATGCCATTAAAGGTGGCAGTAGTGTAGAGGAGGCTACTGGCTTGGCTAGACGTTCGCTGTTTGATTACAACGACCTAACACCATGGGAGAGACGATATGCCACTGCTGCATTCGTGTTCTATAACTTCCAACGTCAAAACATTGTGTCAATGGTACGAGCATTACTTGACCCAAAACAGGCAAAACGGTTCGCTCGGATTCTGACCTTGAGACGAGATACCAATGCACTATTCCAAGAAATGAATGGTGGTATGCGTTTGCCATACGAAATGTACATGCCAGAGTATACCCAAACTCGCATTGTATTCGCAAGGCAAGAGAACTATAATCGTCAAACCTTTTTGATCACCTCTCCCTCCATACCGGCTTTGGATGCCATCATGTTCACTACTGACATTGCTGGTAAAGGTGCCATTACTGTTGGTATGGAAAAATTACAACAGTTGCTTAGACCGGGATTGAAGTACTTTCTGGCACCAAAAAACGAGAAGTACAAGTCACGTACAGTAGACACAGAGACAGTCAATAGTTACACATCATACTATGATAGTCCACAGGAAGTTGCCAATGCCTTGTCACTACTTTTAGGAACCACAGTAGAGGCGAAGTTTGTGGGTCACACAGCAGTAGGGAATGTGAATGGATATGTGTATCCATTGGATGGGGAGCAACAGAAAAAGTATGGTGCGTTCCGTGATGCGATAAGCATACTTGGTATGACTACTGCCATCAATGACTATGCTAGATTGTTGATGCCGGAAGGTACTACCTATGAGGTATTGACACCAACCGAACGTGTGTTGGCTGCAACCGGTCTACTGACCCCTATGAGACAGAAACGTATTGTAGACCAACAGATAATGAACCTCAAGCGCATCCGTTCTGAACTCAGAAAGAAACAAAATATCGAGAAAGACTTGTCTACAGGTGATATACTCAAGGACATAGAACGACAACAACCATCGGAAGAAGGAGTAGAAGATGGCAAAAACAGGTAGGTTTTTACATTCAGTTGTAAACGGTGATGACATTGCAAGTGTTGGAACATCGTATGATGTGACCAAGTTCCATTTGTTTGATTTGAATGTTCCTTCATCAATAGACAAGTCGAATCCATACAGAGGGTTCCTACGGTCTATGATTATTCGTGCAAAATCAATTGCTGGTGGAGCATCAAAGGTCACCTTTAGACTTTGTTGTGATGCAGATGGTGACTACACTATCTTAGGCGATACTGAAGTTGCTTTTGACTTGGGGCTAACTACAGCCACCACAGGTTGTGCGCAGATTCTATTTGACGATTACCCATTCTGGGAGGCATTGACCAATTCAGATAACGTCTATGCGTTCTACAAAGTCGATGCTGGTACAGTGACTATTGACTTAGCACAAATAAATTGGTCAGAATAGGAGGTCATTATGCCAGTCAATGCCTTCCTTAAAAACATCTATACAAATGACAGCACTATCAGTTATTACCAATCGTTAGTATTGGATGATGGTACATGGACCTTGTTGGATTCGACCAATTTTATTCAGAATGTATCGAGTGACCCCACTGGAACCACAATCTCTCTCAATGCTCTTGGTGTGGCAAATAATCAACTTCAGATCAATGGGTTTGGTGGGGTAAGTGTCGCTCCAAGATGGTACAAACCAGCATACTATGATGATGGAACACCGGTGCTTGGAACAGATGTTTTCATTATGACTGTATCATTTGAAATGAAGGGAAGTACCGCTGCGGCACTTCGATATTTCAATTGGGCTTTTGGTGTGTGTGCCGACCCCACATCCACAACTGTAGCGACAATTGCTCATAATGTTGTGGGCAATGGTTGGAACTTTGCGAATACCGATGCTGATACATTCGGTGTCTACTATACTGGTTTGGGATTCAATAATACGTCTCCTCTCAGTGCCACTGACACAGTTGGGTTTGGCAACCTATCTTTGGTAGGTGGGCATGGTACATTAGGATTGGCTACTGTCAATGCTAGTGACTTGCATGAGAGTGATGTGGATGCCGGCATGCTAACGACCAACTACACTTCTGCACAACTGTATACATACTTTGTTTGTGGGGCACGTGGCACTGGTAGAATATATAATGCTGGTGATGCAACATTGATCAACTTGAAGTACAAGTTCAGTAAAATTGACAAAGTAAGCGCAAACATCTAAGGAGGTCCCATGCCTGTAAATGCTTTTAGCAACATCAAACTTCTTACGCAGATTGTTGAGGTTGAGGTTGAGGTTCCAGTTGGTGGTGGATATGAGCCAATTGACATTACTGGTATTGAGGATGATGCTGGACTGTCTTTGGTTGGCGATGCTTTCGTTGATTCAGATGGATACTTGAACCTTGATGGTACTGGTGATACCGCTGCAATGGCTGATGATCCCGCCTACGACTATGCTAGTGGACAGGTATTTAGTGTGTCATGTCTGTTCAAAGCCACAGCACTTTCTGGCGATAGCACACTGTTTTCTAAACATTCTGGTGCCTCACTGTATGAGGGCTATGCCTTTATCCTTGAATCTGATGGTAACGCAGTGACCTATTACAATACTGGTGGAACTTCATCGGGGAACAAAAATACGTTTGCGACCAAACTAGAAACCGGCAAATGGTATTCGTTCATTGTCAATCTCAATCCCGATAGAACTATTGATCTATATATCAATGGCACAAGGTTCGGGGCAACTGCTGCCGAACTTCCAGCTGCCAATTCTGGTCAACTGTATCTTGGTGCCCAGTTCAATGGTTCCTATTATAATTTATACAATGGCTTACTAGACAGTGTAGAGATTAGAAACAACGGTCCGTTTACAGATGCTGAAATTAACAGTAGAGTAATAAAGGCTGCTCTTTTGAATGAACCGGCATAGGAGGTACTATGGAACCAGACATCATGCAACTGTTTATGAGTGGTGGGGCAAACTTTGCTTTCGGTGTGTTCCTCTACATGCAGAACAAAGACCTTCAGAAACGTGCCGATGCACGTGAGGCAAAGCAAGAGCAGAAAGAAGAAGAACTACGTCAGCGATATGATGTTGTCATCAAAGAACTGCAAGCCAAAGAAGAAACCATGCGCAAAGAGTTGGTGAAGGAAGTCACTGATATGGACAAGCAGTTGTCATTACTGGAGCAGAAAGTTGATATGGTAAGTACAATAGTACAAGAGATAAAAGCCAAGTTTGTGAGGGTTAGCAATGCCAAGTAAAAGGACACCAGCACGTGGAAAACGATTTGTCAAAGTGGTTAAGAATCCAAAGACTGGTAGAACAAAAAAGGTGTCGTATGGACAGGCTGGCAAGTCTAAGAGTGGAACGGATCGTATACAACCGGGGACCAAGAAAGGCGACAGTTACTGTGCACGGTCCTATGGAATCAAGAAAAGATTGTCTGCCAAAAAACGCAACGACCCGAATAGCCCCAACAACCTCTCTAGAAAAAAGTGGAAGTGCGTTGGCAAAAAGAGTAGAAGGTAGTACAGTATACGTAAAGGTATACATGTACATCTAGGAGGGACCATGAACCAAGACTTATTAGCACTGACACCAGAACTCGTATTGTTCGTCAAGAAGTTAGTTATGCACTCACGTGGTGGATTGACTAAGGATGAACGTCAAGAACTTGCAGCAGATTTGATTCAGTTGCTCTACAAGGTCTTGAAAGAACTGGTGGACGTAGACGAACAATAGAACATCAAACACTACCCATTCATCACTGGCTAGGAGACTTCGGTTTCCTAGCCTTTTTTCTGCGCCATCGGTTCTCTACCATCTTCATTTCATGTAGGGACGTAATAGCCTCAAACATCATTTGAGTAGGGGACCGGTCCTCTATTTGTGCAATCACGGTGACGATGGCAATGAGATTGGTCATCCGTGGTTCGTACTCGGCTTTCAGATAGCCATTGATGGTGTTGACGTGTAGACCACTACGTTCTGCCAACGTCTCTTTATGTAGAGCATTACTGGCTAGTTTTCTATTTAGCCATTGACTGAATCCTAACACCACCACCACCACTAAAATAAAAAGGAGAGGGAACCACCCCTCTCCCAACCTACCATGCAAGGAGCATGTGGTAGTACTATAACACGTTTTAGTGTTGTTGTTGATCAATAATTACAGACCATCGAATGTAGGCAACTTCCCATTGTTCGCTCCAGATATACTGGCATAGTTGAACAAGGTTTGATACTGATGGGATTTGCTTGCCTGTCATCCACTTGGCAACGGTATCACGGTGCACACCGATGGTTCGGGCTAGGTCACATTTGTTGATGGGTTGTAGGGTTTGTTTTAGTTCTTCGTGGAACATGCTACCTCCAGTAGGTTTGAGTTGATTATTTGTTGTCCGACCCATTCTGCACACTGTGGGACGACTGCGTTTCCAAGGGCTTTAATTCGGTCCACCCGATTGGGAACCCCATCATCTCTTCGACAAACAGGGGATTGAGTTGGAAACCCTTCCCAATGGTTTCCACTGTATGTCCCGCTAGTTTGGCTGCTTCTACATTGAGAGACGACATTCTGTTCCATTGGGAAGGGGTTCCTGGATTGTTCTTGCTGTCGTTCACCGTTGGAGTAGGTAGTAGATTCTTCTTTATATATTCTCCAACTACTGTGTTTAAGCATCTTTGATGCTTTCTTGTATGTCTGCTGGGTGTTAGTGGGTTGCACTTGTGATCGTTCTTGGTTGGAGTAGGGAGAGTTCCTCCGTTCATTGTCAAGATACAATCCGATTCTTTTTGGGAATGCAACACCAAACCATCGCTCTCTAAGGTGGGGAGCACCGAATTGTCTAGCTGATATAACTGTCCATTCACAGTCATACCCGATTTGGGCAAGCGATCCAACGACATCGGTTCCGCCCACTCGAAGGATGTTTGCAACGTTTTCCAGCACAACCACTTTGGGTCGTAGCTCAGAGATAATACGGTGGAATTCCCACCAAAGACCCGACTTTTCTTCATTTGCTAAGCCCTCCTGTTTTCCGGCTACACTGATTGATTGACATGGGAATCCTCCACATAGGACATCCACTGGTTCTAGGTTGTGTGCGCCAACTGTGCGTACATCATCGTATCGTTTGGCATGTGGCCAATGTCGCTCCAGAACTTTACGACAGAACGGTTCTTTCTCAACTTGCCATACGGTTTCAAGACTGCCACCAAAGGCACGTTCTAAACCCAAATCTAGACCTCCGCAGCCACTGAACAAACTACCCATTTTCATTGTTCCTCCAGTAGCAGTTGTGCATATTCGATTAGATGTGGTTGCCAGTTGTCGCCATGAATGTACTGGCACAACATGATGATGTATTCGAACTTCGGGTAGTGATCACCTCTCCAGTACACAGAGCAACGGTGTCGGGGAAATCCACAGGCACGACTAAGTTGCGCTAGGTTCATTCCAGTGGAGAGGATGTCACGTCTAATCTTCTTGTGAAACTTACTTCCCTTCATCATCGCCTCCGAACTCTTTGTCCCAGTCACGTTTGATTTTTGTGGCAAGTGCACCTAGATGTTTACACTTTGTCAACCGGTATTGGTGGTCGGGGCAACTGCATGTGTATCCGTTCTCGTCAATCACAGCAGTCCAACGTGGTGTGTGCCCAACCATGCCACCATCGGGTAGCATGTTGGTCTTAAGTTCCTTCAAGGTGTTCTCGATTCGGTCATCGTCAAACAGTGTTTTGAGCCTCCAGTGTTCTACAATGTCCAGGATGATGTTGGTGATGTTACTTTCCATTTTTCACCTCCAATGTGTCGTCCATCCATGCCATGACATCTTCAAGGTGCTTGTGCTCGAAGTACTTGAGTTTGCCTTCCTCGAGATTATACAGTGTACAGTCATAGTAGAATACATCCTCGATGGTATAGGCTACGTACATGATATGGTGGTGGCCACGTTGTGAATAGAATGGGTGCATCCAGCCATACAGACCATTGAAGTTTGGTGGTGTGGTACGTGGGCAATATACCCAGCCAGCATCCTCCAATCGCTTGTTCCAGATAGCAGTCTCGGCATCAATTTTTTCTTCCCAGTTAGACGGCAGTTGTTTTGCAGTGTGCTCTCTTAGCATAGCATCTAGGTTGTCGATGGCATTGAGACCCACCAATATTGCGAATGACTTTTCGAGTGTGGCTTTGGTGGCTGGGTGTTTGACTTGGTTAATTATGTGTTGGTATTCGTCTAGGAAAGACATGGTTTGCTCCAGAGTTAGTGGTAGGTTTAGTAGATGCAGTCATCGGGGTCTGTATCAAAAGTATAGTGTGTTGTCGTACTGTTGTCAACCTCATATTGACTTCGTACAGGAGAAAGTTTGGGTTCGGGTGGCACATGAATCTGTCCACGTTGTGCATTGTGTACGAACTTCATGTATGGGTTGTCGGTTTGTTGCGCCTCCGGGGTTTGTAGCCATGCTTGCAGTTTGGCATACTGCACAGGTTCACGTACCTGCATTGTAAGGTATGGGGTTGCACCAGAGGTTTGGTACCAGCCCTTCACTGTGATTCGAGCATCGTGTTGCATGCGTTGGTACAGTTCTTCACAGGACTTCATCTGACTGTACTTCTGACTGGCACCATTACAGGTACAACGTGTGATGGTGTTGTAGACCTTGGTCTTCTTAGTCTCATGGACTAGGAAGTGCGCACTGACTTCTACGACCCCTTCACGTTGGATGCACTGTTCACAAAACTCAAACTCCTTGAGTGTGATACCAGTACCACCCAACTCCTTGATGACAACTTCAATCTCCTTGAGTAGTTCACCGATGACAGGTGGGTACTTCCAAGTCTTGGAGACTACACGCATGGTGGCATCATAGAGGTGCTTGTCCTTCACGGTTTGAAGGCTGTGCTCCCAGACAGGAAACAACGTCTCCTTCCATTCGGGTTTCTTGGACCATGTGGCCACAAACATGTCCATACAGACTTCAATCATTCTACTGGTAGCCATTACTCACCTCCTATGAGGTTGCCATCTTTGTCGAACGTTGGAATGCTAGAACGTCTAGGATTGGTTCTAACAGACTTTGGCAATGGTGGCAGTGGCTTCACCTGTGACAATGCGTAATTGTCGTTCAACTTCTTACTAGACACCACTACGGCAGGATTTACCATGCCTTTCTCACGTAGGTATTTGGCACGGTAGTGGTCGCTGGTGAATAGCCAATCGAATACAGCACGTGCCTTGTCAATCGCTCCAGTTCTCACTACACGTGACACTGTACCAAGGTCTACTGCGCTTACCATGTTGTACTCACCACCGTATTCCTCGTAGAGGCTCACCCAGTATTCCAACAGTTCAATCAGTTGTTGGTTCGCTTTGCAGTAGTCATACAGTTTGGGCTTGACACTTGGGTCTACTGGTACTGGGATATTGTTTAGAAGAAGAATTTTACCATCCCCTAC